CCAGATCGAAAACTATGAATCTTCAAACGAAGATTACTACATTGAAGATCTAGGCCTTGCTGCATTAGCAGAAAACATCGAATCGGTGTAAGCCTATGTCATTAGCACGTAAACATTTCATGAAACACAGTGCTAAAGCAGCAGCCGAAACGGCTGCTGAATTCGGCACCATGCAAGAGCAGTCTTTTTATGAATTGCAACTTGCCCAGCTTAACAATGACCGCCACCGCTTAAAGCAGATCCAGTCTACTGAAGCAAAAATCCAGCTTAAAAAAACATTGGTACCAACATATTTACCGTATATCGATGGAATTATTGAAGCCGATAAATCGGTTCAAGATGTCGTATTCATGACAGTTCTGGTGTGGTGTATCGATGTTGAAAATTATACCAAAGCATTAGAAATGGCTGAGTTTGCACTCGTGCATAACATGATCATGCCAGATCGTTTTGAGCGTAAAACTGCAACGTTGGTAACCGAAGAAATTTCCAACGCATTTTTAAAGCAGCTCAAGACTAATGCCGAAGTTGAGATTGAAGTACTGCAGCAGCTGGAACAGCTCGTTGCCCGAACGGATATCGATAAAGAAATCCTGGATATGCCAGACCAAGTTAAAGCAAAGCTTCAGGTTGCACTAGGCAAAGCTACGCTCAAACAGATCCAGAGCAAAGATGAACCTAGCCAGTCAGATATTACATTTGCCCAAACTGCTCAAGCGTATTTGGAACGAGAAATTGAGTTGGACGAAAAGTGTGGAGGCAAACAAGACTTAAAAAACATGGAAACATTGTTAAAAAAGTTCCCGCCACAAACACCAAAACAGGCTGAACCGTTGCTCAATGCAGATGGTTCACAAGTCGTAGATGATCAGGGTAGCCTGCAATTTAAAACGACCTAACCGAGTGC